TTACGTGCGTTCGTCTCCTTCATGGATTTAACAGCTACTTCTGTAGCCTTAGCCTCCGCTGCTGCATTAGCAGAGGCCGCCGCAGCTTTAAGAGCTGCGGCCTGCAAAGTGTTCCGGCGGTTTTGTTCTATAATATCGCGGTTACGGTTAAGAGTCATTACGTTATGTGCAGTAGTCTCATAAATACCAGCAATATTAGCTGCTGTAGTTTCGTTCAGTAGGTTATCCTGTTCCCACGCTCTCGCGGTAGCTGCATCTTCAGCATCTTCTGCCCCTATAGCTCCTGCTATACCACCAATTACACCTACGAGGCCTGTTACTATACCCATGTTACCCCTCCCACGCGTAGCCGATAAGGTCCTGCCCCTGATCTCCGGCTTCTCGCATTATGTATTCTTCCACGAAACCCAACTTTTCTATCCACTTTATATAGACATCCTTAGTGCTGTCCACTAAGGAATACTGTTTTTTATATCCGTAGGCTGCTACATAGTCCATCAAGTCTCGTACCGTTTCAGAAAAAGCTTTTCCTACCGGGATACAGTGATCGTTTATAAGCATAGGAACCATCACAGCATAACCAAGACGATAGCTACCGGAATACTACCATTAAATATGGTTTTGCAAAATACACTGTCTTGTATTTGGGCGACCAGGCGTTCGGCGTCGAACGCCTCCCGCCAAGGCGCACCTAATACCAAATCATTAATCTCGAAATCTTCTGCGTATACTGCGTCCACTATACTTCTCCTTGCTGAAGCTGTCCAAAGATACCACCAATTTCTGTTGGGGTAGGTAAGTCCTGTTTAATCTCGATAACTCCTTCCAGGTCCCAACCCATGTTAATGACCTTTACATACTCAGTACGCGGATGCTCTCCTTCCCCCATGGGAGTATTCGGTCTTCTTTCTGGAGGCCGCTTTCCGTTTATGAGGGGTAGGTATGATGTGTTTAGCCTAACGTATACTTTGTTGTGCCGTTTCCGCATGGGTCGTGAAGTACCAGAGTACTTGGTATCTGTAGCTATCGGCAGAGTCTTAAGAATAGAATCATACTTCAAGCCAATGATAACCTCTGATACTGCCGAACCCGTCTGAAAAGAACCATCAACTGCTGGAGTTACATCACTGTGTAATCCTCCATCCGCTACTACTTGACACGGTAGCAAGGCCAAGTGGGGTGCTGTCCAATCTTGAGTAGGCGTTTCACTGGACGCTTTACCAAAGCTGTCCATCTTTACATTATAATCATTAGGTACTTGTTCTAAGTACATGTCCCCCGTGGGGCGGGTAACTAATTGCCACATCTCATCTGACCCTTGAGCAGTAACTACGCATACTGATACAACTTGGCCCTGGGTAGTACGTCTGTAGAATCCACCAGCCTTAGCATGAGGCTCATAGACACAGCCAACAATCTCATGGTTAGCCGTTGTAAAGAATAAAGTTGAATAGGGATTAGCGGCATAGGCTACTGATGTAAACTGTCGGTCTCCCGCTGTAATGTGTTCAGAAGCAAAAGTTAAATCACGCGTTGTCCACTGTTCTTTAGACCATTCATAGCTCATAGTTCGTGCTTTGCGCCCATCCACCGTAATGAATACCACTTCGTGACCAACTTCCTGCGCTTGCTGCGGGATACTACCATAAGTGGTTTGGACTCGGGCTTCAATATCTCCGGGGATTATTAAACCATCCTGACTCGTGAGTATCAGCTCTGCGTTCTCTGTACCCACTAATAAATTCCGGGCGGCCGCTATCCACTGAATACGGCCCCTACGATTAAGAGTGTAGTCCAGGGCGTCTGCAGCCAAACTGCCTACCGTGAAGTCTCGATAGTCCCCCGCTTTACTACCCCATATTTGTTCAGGGTTCGCTGGCGAACCCCCAAGGTACATACGACCTTCGAAAAACGCTATGGCTACTGGTCTATTTGTAGCTGACCATTCTAAGGGAGGGTTAGTAAATACAACCTCTGTTATAGCCCAGGTAGCCCCTGATAATGATAGCACCTGTAACGGCTTAGTTAAGCAGGTCATAACTATACCTGTCTCTCCTGGTATGTGCTTTGACTGAATAGACTCAATCTCCTCTTCGGTAGTCCAAGGTGATGTGAGCTGTGCTGCTAATACAAAATTCTGTACGTTATATACAGTCACGTGGGTAGTTGTAACTACTACAACATAGTCATAGTTTTTATCTACGTGAAACGGGAAAAGCCTGCCATAGCTCCCAGGTATAGTTTGTACATACTGAGAACCGTGACAGGTACCTACTGGACCCTGTAGATGAATAAAAAAGTTTTCTAAGCGCCGGACTCCAAATTTATAGCCGTCTGTGTCCTCGCGCATTTCCATCCGGGGAGATATCTCCCCAGTTAGAAAGGCGTTCTGTACAATGTTTTGACGGGGCATTAGATAGACCCTCCCAAACCCATTCGGCCCGTATATCGGGCACGTTTCAAGCGATAGGCTTTGGCTTGTCGTGGGCTTGCTTGCATACCATCCGTTGCCCCGCCAACTTCTAAATAGGCTTCTGATAGCAAAGCCAAATCTTTTTTCAAAGCTCGATTTTCTGTTATAGGACCGCACATAAATTCTGCCAGCTTATGGGCTACAGCTATACAAAACTGTTTTGACCACTTGGTCTCGTGAATCCAGTTAGTAGTATATTTAATATATAAACTGGAGGCATTGGCTAACAGCGTATCTGCTTCTCGCTCATATTCTTCCGGATAGCTCATGGTAGATAGACGAGATACTTCTCGGACCACCATTGTGTCAGCAGGTAGTAGGAAAGCGGCAGACCAACCAAACGCGGGCGCTTCCGCCAAGGGTGCTAACTCTGCCCGTTTAGCTGCAAAGGTCCAAGCCCGGCTCTCTAAGCAAAAATCGCGAGCTGACTCATAGTACACTTGAATCAGTTCTGCTTCTTCGCTCTCATCTTCCAGCGAGGTTATGCGATTACCGCCTAAATACCCTATAGCCATGTTTGCAATATCTATCGCTCTCATATATCCTCCTTGAGCTACTCAACCACCATTATTCAATACTTATTTCTGCCTCAGGGCCTTTGCTTAAGAGCGTTTTAGCTGCTCCGGCCAAAGCTGAAGCTGTTTTACGGGTTTCCGCTTCGTGTTTTACGGAAGCTATTTCTCTTTTCTTCTTCAGTTTCTTCGCAGCTTCCAACTTCTGTGGAGTAAACTCCTTGACTACCTCAACCGAAGTACGAAGCAGCTTCGCCGCTTCTTTTGGGTCTACATCCGCGGCCAACCATTTGGCGCATTTTACTTGATCTGCGTCACAAAGACCTGTTCTAATAAAAGGCATACCTTTCTCCTTATAAAAGAAGGGGTTCGCTGGCGAACCCCTCCTGTGTTTAATCTATATTGAGTCTGCTACTTCAAGATGAACAATCTTCTCATCTTCTACTCTTACCGCACCAGCAGTATACTGGGAGAAAACCTGAGTCATGTACAGTTTATCAGGATTCTCACCTATCCGAGTAAATACGTCCTGGTTAATTGCGAGAGCCAAGGCATCCGATGTATAGAACAAGCAAGACTTCTTGCCAGCTGCGGAAGCTAACAGGCGCGTAGACACTATCCAGTTAAAACCCATCCAGTTCGGCACCATACCCGTAGCAGACAGCTTCTGAAGAGCTTCCCGGCGCACATAGTCTGCGCTGGTCTGCTCTGTAAGCTGTAGAAACTTACGTACCTGGGTCGGCCCAATAACAGCCGTCTTGGGAACGGAGAGGTCTATCCCGTTCTGGAGAAAGAGCTCCTGTACCGCAGTAATATCATCAAAAGTAATGACTGTAGCGCCTGTCCCAATAACCTGCCCGGCGGGAAAGTTCACATTATTGTGGTCCTTATCCAGGGCAGGACCAGTAGCCGCCGCAATGACCTGATCATCCCAAGAACGGTTCATAGCCATAGCCTGGTTTTTGGCGTATTCTGAACCAGGGTCTACCAACATCTGAACTTTGTCTTCCTGCTCAATGGTCATAAGGTGAACAAAGGTAGTCGGGGTTGCAACCCGTCTACTCCAAGCATCATCAATATAGTAAGCACTGGACTCTTGGCGTCTTCCCGTCTTAGGTAGCGCATCAGTGGAAGCAAGTCTTTCAAAGTTATGAAACTCGCCACTGGAGCTTTCCTGAGTAATAGAGCTTCTCAGCTTGGACTCCTGCTGCTGAGCTAAATGAATAACATTATTCTTATACATCTCAATGAATGCATTATCAATTGTAATTGTCATGTGTATCTCTCCTTAAAGGATTAAAATTAATTTCATATTAGCTCCCCCTTTCAGGACTACTTATCTATTGTGGGACCCTCACGGCTATCCCGTTTAACTACCATTAATCAGGGGTTCGTCGGCGAACCCCTAAAACCCCGCCCCTGGGGCGCGGTTTTTAGCGTGCTTTGGATCTTTTAATACGTATAGTTCTTTCATGCGCTCAACTGCCTCTTTGTGTCCTGGGGCCATCTTGTCCCAGTAAGCATGCTGTTTGTTATTCATGATCTCCTCAATAGTCGCGGAAGCTTCTGCAGGAGTATGGGTGCGTTCTCCGTTGTTAACATCTCCCTGAAAATCTGCAGCGTTGCCGAGTGTTTGTGTGGCGAGACTATGCAACCAAAGCATAGTCTCGCTATTCACATTACCCGCCTCAACCCCCGCCAGTAAGGTAGCTGGCGCACCAAACTTCTTGGCAAAGTTGGTCACAATTTTTCGGTTTTGCTTTTCTGCTGCGCCCCACTCTTCAGTAAGCGCTTCCTTATCCTCTGCTTGCTTTTGCGCGACAGCGGCGGCTCTTGCCAAGTCTTCTTTTGCTGTCGCCGCCAAGATATTTGAAAACTGTTTTTGGCTAAGCCCTGACTTGTGAAGCATCGGGGCCAGAGCCTTAATACGGTTTTCGTTAATCGTAATAACATTCCCATCATCATCTTTTACCTCAGGCAGCTTATAGTCTTCAGGGGTAGTTGGCCTACCCATTTTTCCATATAGGGCCGTGAGAGACTCTTCATCGTCAAAGTCTGGAGTTTGCATAAGACCTGGAACTTTTGTTTGTACTTTCTCATGGAAAGTTTTCCAGTCTTCATCGTCCCACTGCTGGATATCCTCGGGAAGACCTTCCTGCCAGGCGTTCGCTGGCGAACCGTTAGCATCAGGCATCGTTTATCACCAGATACCTTCCATCTATGGCATCGCCACTGATGTGAACACCTGGAACGAACGTAATAGCTTCAGCTATCTGATCGTCCTGTTGGGTAGTAACTTGCACTATACAACCGACTCCAGCAATCTCCATCGCTTTAGTACTCTTCATCCAACCTTCTGATTCGCTGGAGGCTTTGTTCAGGAGCATAAACATATCTCCATCACCAAATATTTTAATATCCCGTGTAGCCCTCCTCGCGTCCGCCGCGCTCGTGTTATGATAAGTTCTCATTATTAGCCTCCTGATTTACTGCTTTAATACAGTTGCCAAGGAACTTTGCAAGTTCTGCCTGGCCAATAATAAAACTGGTCACCCGATCACTCTCCGGGTTAAACAATGGCCGATTGAGAAAAAGTTCATTTATATTTCTCAAAATAATATTACCTGGCCCTGTTTTTAAGGCCCTGCCCAGTTCCAGCACCTGCTCGTTCGGAACCAGCTGTTTCTGCTCCTCCATTTATAGCCTCCCTTCCTTTACCCATAGCTTCCATACCCGCACCGGCTTCCTGTTGCATCTGTGCATCTGCCAGTTTTTGAGCTTGCTCCGCCTGAGCTTTTCGTTTTTGGTCCCTATCTGTTTTAGAAACCATAAGTTTAGCAGGAATACCGTCTTGTTCAGCCAGTTCTCTAATAACCGCATCACCATCAACGTTATCCGTGATTGTCGGGAAAACCTCTTTCAATTGAGCGGCTGTCCCTACCCATCGGTTGATACTTTCCACCTGCTGCATCCGTTGCGCTTTGGCCAAGGAACCCAGATATTCTATTTTGAGTTCTGCTCCCATTTGAGCTAACGCTGGCGGCATAGGTGGTAATAATCCATACCGATAGTTAATCATAAACTGACGTGACACTAATGGATCAAGAAAGTCTGTCTGAAGTCTACCAAATGTGGGGCCAAGAAGTCGCTGCATTAACTGTATACGAGCATTTACTTCCGTAGCAGTCATGGCTGGCGACTCTTTGAGCTGAAGCTCATCCACAAAATAAGTCTTTTCGATATTCCGCATTAATTCTTGCTTCTGAAGACTGGACACATCAAACCGCGCCCGAGATTCAAAAGCTCTCATACTCTTATCTATGTCCTGCACGACAACTGTACCGCCCGCAGACAAATCTATATCCCCAAAAACCCCTTTCCGCGTTGTCATAATAGTAGGATCGAGAACCTTCTCTCCGGCCACCATTATTAAATCAACTAATTGATTTAGCGTAAGGACATCCCAAATCGCAATCATGGAGGGCGAAAACCCCCACTGTGACCCGGATGTCCTACGCCACCGCGGAGCAAACACGGGCATTTCATGATGTCCGCCCTCTTCGCCCAACTGGGAAGCATCAGCCCAGAGAACGTATTTACTACCATAAGGGCGGTTTTTTGGGGCAACTGTCTGGAACGGATTAATCGCCGGTACATCCTTTTTATAAATACAAAACACAAGCTTGTGTCTGTTGGTACTACGAGTTTCTGAATCATAATCTTTCTTAACTACTTCAGGCACAGAATCGTACCCGAACTTATCGACAATCTGAATGGCCGTCCATTGGAGGATTCGATAGAAATTAATGATGTTCCCTCTGGTGTCAAAATCGTAATAACATTCGTCGACAGGGAAAGTCTTATATACGGTTTCTCGCAAGGCTCCTTCTGGCGTTTCTTCAGGTAAGCTGGACATAGATCCATTACCGAAAGAGGTAAGGTCCAGATATAACTCATTGGCTTCCAGATCAAAATTTGACTCCTGTATCGACTGATAGTTTCTCAAATCACACTCCTGGAGCCACTCCATCGCTTCTTGATTCTCACCAACGCTCGAATCTTTGAACTGATATGCGAACCATTTTACTGCAGGGTTCGTGAGTGCTCCATGTATGTGCGCAGCCAGATTATTGTTAGCGTTTATAGCGGTGGGGTCATACAGCTCTCGGTTACGCCAGTCTATTTGACCCTCATTATTCTTGTCCTGGAACAGCATAGCTCTCCAAGGCACGATAAAACGCTCTACAAGGTCCCAAATGTTATCTATATTTTTGCGTTCATTTATTCGTGCGGACGCTCTTTGCTTGATAGACATTGGTTTCATCTATGCTGTTCTCCTTATTCTTCTGGATCGACCACCATTAAGCAGGGCCGTACCAGTATTATCGAAAGTGCGCGCCGAGCGTTTGCCGTTCGCCATCGAACGGCTGGTTCCAATCGCACGTAGCACGCGAGGAGGCTTGTTGCCCCACTCTCGTAGGTCCATAACTTCATCAATCATAACAGACAAGTACCGGAAAGCATCCGCACCATGGTTGGCCCAGGACTTTGCGGGCATGTCACTGTAAGACTCAGATTTCGCATCATAATTCTTATGATAATGCTCCAGAGCGCGCCGACCAATCTTAGTTTTTACTTGATCAAACCAACAACGAGGTAAAACTTCTCGGGTCGCTTCGATACCATCCATCACGGGGAGTTTAGGGACAATCTCAAATTCGATACCGTGGTCAGCTGCGGTATCCCACCGAGAAATTTTAGTACTCATCTCCTCCACGCGTATATCGTGGGGAGCATAGTGGGTTTCATACGCGTAAGGGAGACCTTTCACGTGTTTGATATGGTCTATAAGGGACCGTTCGGTCTTCTCATAGTAATCGATCACGCGAATTTCATGCTCGAAAATCTGGACAAACCATATAGCTGTCGCATCTTTCTTGCCCAAATCCCAAAAAGTGTAAACCGAAAGGCGCGGATCATATGGTACCTTACTTATGCGCTTCTCATCGTGCAGCATCTGGATTTCAACACCGTAGTAAGAGCCGACATTCCCGGACAGAAAGGAGGTGTAGTATTCCTGCCGGATCAGGGCCTCTGGCATACCAGAACTACGATCTTCTTCTATAGCTTCCAGGGAGGGAACATTCGTATCATCGCGGTTTATGTGCTGGAGGAACCAGGTGGACTCATCCCGCAAGGCGTGCATGTAGACCTCGTAGAACTCGTTAGCCATACCACGTGGGGTGCCGTTCATTAAAGCCCAACCACCATTCTCTGCCAATACGGGCCGCATTAAATCCCAAGCCCCGCGTTTATGCAGGGACATTTCCGTAAAAACAATACCGATTGGATTAGTACCAACAATAGCATCGATGTTATCAGACCCAAGTAACTTAATTTGACTACCATTAATCAAACGGACACGCATGTCAATTTTGGTCGGCTTACTCGCGCGAATGTCCGGAATGACATAATCCAAAAACCGGCGCCCGGCGCCGTCCGCGCCCTCCCAAATAATCTGGCGCGCCTGGTTGTAGAAAGGGGCGATATAAAAATAGGTACCGACGCGCTGCATGGCTTTGCATATGATCAGATTCCAGCAAGCTAAATCCTTGCCGTTACGCCGCGGCCAAACAACCAAGCCACGCTTAAAGGCGGGCGCCATGACCGCGTTCCACAACGGCTCCTGATACTCGCGAGGAGTAAATCGGTCAGGAAGCGTTAGCATATTGAACCACCATTAAGTGGGGCCTGTTCGCTGGCGAACGCCTCACGGTCGCCACCGCCAACGCTGATCGCATTATCGCTAATAAGGGTGGCTGCA